TCGGGCGAATGTAGCGGTTCGGCCCCCTCACGTACTGATCCCTGCCAGGTATATCCAACTCCTCGTGCGTTTCCACCAGCCGCCAGCCCTCCGGTGGTGTGTATTGCGTGGCCTGTCGCTCAATCTCCGCCAGTTGTTCCGTTGTCGTTTCGTCAACCATCGCTCGCATCTCCCTCAGAATGGTACCTCATCACCCCAATCATTCACCGGCGTGACCAACTCAGCCACGCGCGTGGGCTTTTCCTCAGTGAATTCAACCTTGACAATCCGGTCAAACTGACCGTCTTTCTTGACCAGCAGCCGTGACGGCTTCCGGCAGGCTCCCCGGTTCAGGGCCACCACGGCCTCTGCCACTGTCCCAGGCACTGGGAACTGGCTGCGGTCCTGCCACCATTTGTACGCCTTTTCAAATGCAAACCCGCTGTGCTCGAAGCAGACCCATTCACGCACCACGATCCATCCGAGATTGCCCGCAGGCATGGTATCGTCGCTGACATAGTACGACACACACAACGTCGGCGGTTTGCCGGGTGTGTTCTTCTTCGCGTGTAGATGCCAATTGACCTCCTGCACGTCATACCATTGCGGCTCCGGTGCTCCGACAATACTGGAAGTCGTGTCGATTTCGTCGCCGTGTCTCGGTCCCTGATCCATCTGCCGGACAAACAAGTGACCGCATTCACTGCATTTGACGGTGGAAAGATACACCTCATTTTTGCACTTCGGACAGACCTTCGAGGGTGCCTCTGATCCGTCCGCGTTCCGTGGTTTGCTGACCCCGTAATCGTCAGAATCCAGTGCCCCGTGCCGCTGCAAATTGCCCCCGAAATCCAGAATAAGACAATCCGTTTTGCCGTCCGCCATCCGCAGCCCACGCCCAACAATTTGCGCGAACAGACCGGGCGACATTGTCGCCCGCAGGACTGCCACCGCGTCAATTCGTGGCGCGTCAAATCCTGTTGTCAGGACATCCACATTTACGCACCATCGCAAATGACCGGCCCGAAAATCCGTCAGCACTCGCTGCCGCTCGATTGCAACTGTTTCGCCTGTCACCAGCCCCACGTCCTGCCCTGTCAGATCCCGCAGGGCTGCCGCCACTTGTTCCGCGTGACTCACACCAGCACAAAAAACCAGAATGGATTTGCGGTGCTCGCAGGCAATCGTCAGCTCGCAAACGGCTGCGTGAATGATCTTATCGCCTGTAAACGCGGCTTCCATCTCCGCCGCCACGAACTCACCGCCGCGCACCTTCACGCCCTTCAGATCCGCCTGACTGTCTGCCGGATTGTTTGTGAGCCTGCTGAGAAATCCCGCCTCAATCAATGCGCCGGTTTTGGCCTCGTAACACACACCCGAAAACAGCTTGCCCTCACCCGCCAGACTGCCTTCACCCGTGCGATATGGTGTCGCTGTCAGCCCGACGCAAAACAGTCTGCGGTTGTGCTGCTGAAGTCCGTCGAGAAACTGCCGATACATGCTCCCGCCGTCATCGCTGATTAGGTGGGCTTCGTCGATCACCACCAGACCACGTTTGCCAAACTCCGCAGCGTCACGATAGACGCTCTGAATCCCCGCACATATCACCGTGCTGTCGATGTCCCGCTCGTTCAACCCGGCGGAATTGATCCCTACACGCAACCCGGTCAGTCTCTGGATTTTGTCTGCGTTCTGTTGCAACAGTTCCTTGCGGTGTGCGACCACTAACACCCTCTGCCCCCACTCGACTGCCTGCCGGATCAGCAACGCAATCACGATGCTTTTGCCTGCTCCTGTCGGCAGGACGATCAGCGGATTTCCGCGTCCGTCTGAAATGAATTGCCATGCGGCTGTGTTCGCTTCGCTCTGATACCACCGTGCTTCCATCGCTCGCATCTCCCCGCCAAAAATCCCGGCAGCGTTTCCGCTGCCGGGACTGCACACCACCCACACACACCCATCAACCAAACGGATTTGCCATCTGCCCTGCAGTGGGGGCTGGATAGCTGGTCTGTGTCATCGGCTGCCCGCTGCTGCGCTTGACGGCATAGCCTTTGACCTCGTTTGACTCACGGCCCTCGTACTCACGCACGTCAACCGTGACTGTCAGCAGTCGGTTGTGCAACTGCACAGAATCGCCGGGATTCGGAACACCCACAGAATCCTGAATGGCCTTCAGCCGCTGCTTTGCAATCGAGACCGCCTGTGCGTTGTTGTTGAACAGGTTCAGCCGGTCCCAAATTTTCCGGCCCTTGTACGGCCCATCCTGAACCTGCAACACCAGTTCGAGGAACTGCCCGCTGCCGTTCTTCGTCGGCTTCAGTTCGCTGTCTGTGATGACAGCCTGATACTCACCGGCCGGCAGTGCTCCCCGTGGGGTTTCCGCCTCAACACCGGACATGTCAATACCTCGCAAACTCGCCATCTCAATCAACCTTTCGCATCTGAAGAACCACTCACCAGAAATTGAGCATACGCAGCCCAACTGAACTCAATCTCCTCCGGCATGGCCAGCCTGTTTTTTGCCAGTGCTGTCGGCGTCTCAACACACCTGACAAACCGCTCGCCGTTGCCCGATGCAATCACGCGGTCCCGATTAAATCCCTGATCTTCCTTTTTCGTGAACACCCGATAGCTTGCAAACAACACCTCATCGCACCATTCCTGCAGCAGTGCCGATGCCGTGTCATGCAACGCGGGCTGGTATCGGTCGTAACTTTCCGCTGTCGGGTCCTGGTGTTTCTTGATAGCACAATGTGCCAGCAGAATGATACCAATCCCCTTTTCTTTCCGCAGCCAATCCAGCCCCGTCAAAAGCTTATCCCAATACACCACGGCGGACTTGTATCCCGCACCATAGCCGATATCGGCAATCGACTTTTTGCCTGCGTCTGCTGCCACCTGTGCGTGGATGATGGCCTCCAGCCAATCCACCGAATCAATCGCCAGCCACTTGTATTGATGCTGATTGTTTGCCAGCCACATGATGACCGCGTTCACCTGTTCCCAGGACTGCACCTGATCAGTCCGTGCGCAGTCAATGTCGTTCAGCCCGTCTTCGACGTTCAAAAAGAGAACACCGGGGGCCTGCGCTGCCCACGACGATTTGCCGATCCCGTGTGTGCCGTACAGCATCACGCGCCGAGGGACTTGTTTTTTGCCTGTCGTAATCTTCACAGCTCGCATCTCCTGAAAACAACCATCGTACCTCAGCCCACTGTGGGCTGATTCATTTCTTTCCCGCTGCCCTGCAGCAGCCGCTGAACCAGATCCGGGTGCATTCTCTGGCGTGGATTCCACGGCATCTCCCCAGGATCCCACTGGCTGCCCGGACCAGTCCGGCCAAACTCCCGGTCTTCGCGGTCCTGTGCCATCGTTTCCGGCACCCCAAACCACGCCCCGAACTTATCCCCACTCATGGCACCCTCCCGACGATCCACCGGCTGCGTTTCTGTGCGTCAATATACTGGAGCAGATCCCACGTCTGCGCACCCGCCGCCGCCAGCAAGTTCCGCACGTTCAGCTCCGTCTGATACTTGCCCGGCAACTTCAACCGCTCGCCCGGCTTCATTGCCTGCAACCGTGCGACCAGTCTCCGATCAATCATCATGGCTCGGCCTCCCCTCCAGCTCCGCTCTGACGATTTCGACGTGTCGCGGTGCGGAAAAATACAGTCGCGCCCTGTCGCCCCGTATCTCGACCATCACCACTTCAATAGTCACACCACCACAGCGGATGATCACGGACTCCTGTGCACGCCGCCCGAGGGTCAGCCCGCCATTGCCGTCCGTGTTGGTGCGGAATTTCTTGACCTGCTTGATCGGCTTCGGTGCATCCATTGGGACCGCTGCCACTGCTGCCTTTGTGCGTTTCATGTTAGCTCCTCGATTGTGATTCCAACTCCACCGTGCTCAGCCCACAGTTTCCGCAGGACGTCGAACTGCCACACCCTGCTATCGTCACCAATCACCGGCAACAGTCCGTCCAACACCGCCTTCGCCAGATTGTCCAGATCCGGTTTTTGACAGTGCGGACTGTGCAGCAGTGCTGCGCGTTTTTTCTTGCTCCAACTGGCAGGCATCGGCAGATAAAACACCAACCCGAACACCAGCGGACCGTCGCCGACCTCGATACCTGCCTCACGCACTGCGTGCTGCAGTGCCAGCTTGTACCCGTGCACCGGGTGTTTCTTCGGCAGGTAGGATCTTGCCCGTCCGCCGATTGTCGATATCCGCTGCCGTGGCTGTGCCACTGGCGTGATGGGCACAAAGACGCTCCGTCGTCTTTCAGAACTCATAATCAGGTGCCCCCTTCGCCAATCCATTGCTCTTCACCACTTGCACCTCCACAAATGTGCGAATCAATCCGCACCGCCGCTTCTCGCGTTCCGCTGGTGACCACTCGGCTTGTATCTCCAGGCATCGCCGCTGGAATTCATCCTCCGGAATTCGTGGCTCCCGCTCAGGCATCTGATACGCCAGACGATGCGGACCCACCTGCACGAACTCGCCGCTTTCCATCTCGACGATATACTCGTAATCCTCCCTGCGAACTGCTGCCAGCACCCTGTGGATTCGTCCCGGCTGCCAGTCGTCCGGGATGTCCATTTCCACCACAACCCGCTCACCGAGTTGCCTGATTTTCTTTGATCGTAACGGCATCTCGTTCCCTCCTGTTTGTTTGTGTTGTGAAAACCACCGGCGAATCATTCGCCACGGGGATCAGCCGTCAGCGGGCCTGTTGCTGTGCTGCGGTGGTTGGTGTGTTTGTTCAGTCCTCAATCTTGCGCCGCATTGCCACAGACCGCAAATCGTCCGGCACTGACATTCCCAGTTGCTGCAGAATCTCAATTACCGACCTTGCAACAACACCGGTCCTGTCCGTCAACTCGCCGCTGACCTTCTGCCGCTTCGGGACAATCTTGCACGTCTGCAACATCGACCGCAGTGCGTTTTCCGCCACTGTGATTCCCGTGTCTGCTGCAAGTCGCTTCCTGATCTCCGGCACCGTTGCCTGCCCGCATTCCTCTGCGTGTAACGTCAGCCACTGCCCAACCGTGACCGTCTGCGCCATATTCAGCCGGCTTCTCGTGATCTTGCTCATCCCAGTTCCCTCCGCTCAACCACCAACCAAACCCGCAGCGCACCATACGCCGCTTGTGTGTATTCGTCCCCGGCCCTGCAGTCACCGGGAGTCCCACGAGGCTCGTGGTGCGGACTGCAGGACCAGGGGACCGGACAGCGTTACCGCCGCCCGAAGGGCCTCATTTGTGCCGAAATATCGCCTTTGCCCGTGGGCAGTAATACTGTGATTTCTTGCCCGGATCGACAACACGCACAACGCCGCTCCCCAGCGTTTCGAGGTCTTCCAGATCCCGCGAAAATGCCCGCTCGTATGCGTACCCCAGTGCATTGCAGCATTCACGTTTGGTGCGTTTGCCAGTGCATAGAAACGCTTCCAGACTCTTCAGCCGCTCGACGATTTCCAGTCTCTTGTCCATTATTGGCCACGCCCTCCGTTTTGTCCTCTGACCGCCTGACGTTGTGGCTGCCGCTTGCTGCCTGTCACGATGCGGGCGAACCAGTCCAGTGCGAGAAACATCAGGACCAGCCCGAACACCCCGGCAAACGCACCGCACACGAATCCGAATTGCACGTCGTGATTCCAGAGTGCCTGCCATTTTTCTTCGTTGCTCATTTTTGCCCATCCTGCATTGATTCGATGAGTCGATCAGCGAACCGCCGCGCCATCAGTATGACGTTCACGTCCCGCTCTTCCGGATTCGCGTACATGCCCTGAACAATCGCAACCGCAAACTGCCGCACCAGCTCACGCCGCTCAGCCTGTTCCGGCGTGATGGTTTTGTCCGCCCACTCGCCGCACATGCTATCGCCATGCACCTCGGGAAATTCGCCGCTGACTGGCGGGTTCCGCCGGCAAACGCCGTGAGGCTTGCCATGGTACAGCATATCGTACCGCCACCACCGGCACCCCTCGCATGTTCGCTCACTCATCCCTCACCCCCAATCTGAAACGCCACCGCCCACGCAAACGCCACCGCAATCAGGCACGCCGCGATATCTTGCACCATTGCAAACCCTCCCGCAAAATGCCCCGCCGCACTGTGCAGCGGGTGTTTGTCAGCCGATCAGCCGTCCAATCCTGCAACCTCTTCATCGGTCATATCGTCACCGACCGGCAGGATATCCTCATCATCCCGCGTCGGGACCCGTACAGCCTCACCGGCAGACCAGACCATTGATACAGCACCGTCAGCGGAAAATCGGATGCGGCAGC